TGGTATCACGTCGCCATGGCTTACTGGTGGGACAGCAACGGACGTTATGCCAGTATGTGGCTGCATGGGTCGAGGGTCGGCACTGTGCAAACGTTGACTTCCAAGTCTGCTGTTTTTGGCTCTGCTTGTCAACAAATTATTACTCGCACGGATAGCAACACTGGTAATCTATACATTGACGAACTCCGCATCATTGACAGCGCTCCTACGTATGGCAACACCTACACCGTTCCAACTGAACCATACACACCAAGCGGCCCGATTCCGCAGCTGTGGTTGAGGACAGCCTGATGACTCTCTCTGAACTGCGTCAACTTGTTACCACTTGGCTGGACGAAGACGGCATTCGCCGGGAGACCTCAGTGCTGAACGACTCCCTCAACGAAGGCTATCTCATGACCTGTTTGACAACTCAGGCCTACGAGGTCACCAAGACCATGCCGCTTCGTGCTCAGCAACTGTTGTATCTGTTGCCCTCGGACTTCTTCTTGCCGGTTGCTGTCTATGTCAACGACGTTCGCCTCTATCCCGTGCGCATGGAAGAACTGAGTCAACTGTATGGCGATTGGTTTTTCTCACAGGCCACCGGCACGCCGACCTACTACTTTACCGTCGGTGCGCTTACCGAACAGCCACAGCTGTGGATTTATCCGCAACTTGCCCAACCGGGTTCGCTCACCATCACCTTTGCGGGGGTGCCGCAGCGGTTGGCAAGCGACACTTCTGTTCCCCGGATTCCCGAGGAATATCACATTGCCCTTGCCTATTGGGCCTTCGCTTGGGAACTCCTGAAGGAGCGGGGAAACGAAGTCATCGACAAGACCATCCGCATCTTCAGAAAATTCGTCGAATTGACCCAAAGGTTGCGCGACTTCATCTATCGCCGAACGCCTGATCGTGATGCCCAGTTGATGCCGTGGGATTTGACTGTTTTTGAGCGTAAGCTTCGCAAGTTTCAGCAAAATGAATCCAATGTTCCTTTAACAGGAGGTTATTAAAATGGCATTTCCGACCACTTTGACAAATGCGGTTGATGGTGTAACCCCTATTGTGGCTGCTCACTTAAACAACCTTGAGGCCAAGGTAGGGGTGGATGGTTCCAGTGTTCCCACCTCTCTTGATTACTTGATCAAGAATCCTTCCAGCATCGAGCCTGGCCACAAGCACAATAAGCTGTGGGCCTCGGATGGCAGTTCACAAACAGTGACTGTGAATGCCACCAATGTGCTGAGTATTGTTTCGGGAACTGCTCCCTCTACTGCCCCAGAAGACTTGGCACAGATGTGGGTGGAAGATGTCGGTGGGCAGTCAGGAAAGGCCGGTCTTCACATGATGGCCGAGTCCGGAACCAACAAGTTGGTAGTGGTTGGGGTAATCCTTAAGGACACTACTGGCGACCCTACCCAGGTGCATGAGGGGCTTATGTGTATCAACACGTATGATAAGACCCTAAAGATGGTCTGTGGAGGCTCTTGGCGTCAACTGATTTCCTGGACATAATCTGAGCAAACCATGTGAACTGCTTAAGGGTTTTTAACCAATTTGAGGATAACATGAATGTCTGAATCCACGGGAAAGTGTGCTCCTGCTCCGGAGGATTTAAAAGTCCTCTTGCTTGCTGATCGTCAGGCAAGAGAGCTGAGGGCCGTTCAAAAAATACAGGACATATTGGCACAGGAGCGATGCGTAATGGTTCCTGTGATTATGCTGTCTGGCAACACCATCTCCAGCCGAATTGACATAATTGCAAAGGATGAGTGACAATGGCAAATCTCATAAACGAGGTTCTCGCTCCAGTGGCCAGAATTCGTGCTGATAAGGCACGGGGTTCCGGGACAATCATTTACTCCAAAAACGACGTTGGCACCTTTCTGCTGACCAACTACCACGTCATCGAGGGCAACATCACCTACAAGGACGTGTGGGACGAGTTGCTAAAGCGTGAAATCAAAAAGGAATTCACCAGCCAGGTGGAGGTGGACACCTATCGCTTGGGCGAACACGGCGAGGTCAAGGGCATCTTCACCGATATCGGTGACATCATTCTGGGCAACAAACAACAGGATCTCGCCTTGCTGCAGCTGCGAAGTGACACACAGTACCCCACAGCGGAGCTTTATCCGGAGAAATTGGCCTCCTCAATACCACTTCTCAGCGAGCTGGCCTGTGCGGGCGCAGCAATGGGTGAGAAGCCGATTGTTACCACCGGGTTGTTGAATGGAATCCAAATCGAGATTGACAACTACGAGTACTGGCTCTCGAGTGCTCCTAGTATATTCGGATCGTCTGGAGGCGGAGTCTTCATAAAACACGAAGACAAGTGGCTTTATCTCGGAATTCCCTCACGAATAACTGTGGCCTTCATAGGCTTCAGTACCGACGCAATCACTCACATGGGCTACTTCATTCCTATCAAGCGCATATACAGTTGGTTGCGGGACAACTGTTATCAGTTCTTGTGGGACAACAGCTACACCAAGGAAGAGTGTGATGAAATTCGGAATGAAAAGCGTGAAAAGGAATTGGCCCTTCATGTGATGCGAACTAAGGGTTAACCTGTGGGCGTCGGCACCTTACTGTAAGGAAGTATTGATGAGCAGAAGATGGCGTAGATTATTTAATCCGGCTCTTGATCCATATTCGGAGGAATCTATGAGTTATGTCGCCTTGCACTCACCATTCCTGGTGGCAGCTTCTCCGACGCAGTTGACCATCATGGAGTTCACCATCATAAATCTGATCAACTTTTCAACAGGCACTTGGGACAAAACACAGTGGTTGAACGATTACACCTTTACCGTTACCGAGGTGTTGGACCAAGGCACAAGTTTGCAGGCCGGAAAAGACTACTACGTTTATTTGGTGACCGGCGGCTTGATAAAGGTCTCCCTGAACAGCACCTATCCCAACGGCTATAATGCCGACACCAGCCGGAAAATCGGTGGGTTCCACACGTTGTGTGCCGACGTGGGCACCATCAGCGGCCATATGCTTTCCGGTCTGACGGCGGGGAGCATCTTACCAAATAGCGTCTGGTGCCTGAATTTTCGGCCCACCTGCTCCCCGGAGGGCATGGTGTACTGCAGTGCCATCGATGGGTGTTGGAAGCAGCCACCGTCCGGAGTGCCCCAGATGCCGCTGTGGGTGGACATATACCTCCAGAGCGGCACGGGGGCCAGCACGGCCTCGGTGTACGGCGGCACCATCACTAGCATCAGATCCTGGGATCGCCATGTGGACGACCTGGGGGCGGTGGGCAAAAGGCTTTTGTTCGACCACGAATTCACGATTGCGGCCTATGGGTCTAATGCCAAAACGAACATCGCTGGCAGCAGTCCCCCGGTGACCACTGGCGGCCATGTGGACACCGCCGGGCGGCGCATGATCTCCCATTGGGGCTGTGAGGACTGCTGTGGGGCCATGTGGCAGTGGCTCCTCGACAGCAGCTTCCGGTACGATGTGGGGTCGTCGCCGTCCGTGGCGGCGGCATCGCAGACGGCCACCGTGTACCATACCGCCATCCCGGGAGGCAACCGGGTCTATCTCAAGTTCGGCGTGGACGGACAGCCTTATTTGTGCTCAAATCTGGCAACGCTGGGGGCGGACACCTGGGTGGCCTTCGGGTCTCACAAGGTGCAGCTGAAACACGACACAGGCGCGTCGTCAGGCCTGGCGGTGTACATCAACAAAGCCGCCACCAATTACTATGACCGGCTGCTGGTGAACAACACTGTGACCGGCAAAGATGCTTTTTGCCTCAGCTCCTTGCCGGATTTCTCACTCAAAATCACACACAATTCCGGCGCCTCAAGCTACCCCGCCCTGTATTTTGACGACGGCACCGATATGCGGTTTGAGGCCAACATGGACGGCACCAACGGCACGGTGGACCTCTGTGCCACGGCGCTGTCCTGGAATTACCAGGACCTGGGGAACAACCTGGGGTCCTTTTTAAAACAATCACCATATGGGCAAGCGGCAAAGCTCCTGGCGGGCGGCA